TGTAAACTTTAAAGCATTAAATCATAATCGTAAGCATTTCTTAGATCCACTTCGTAAATATAATATGAAGATGGATATTATCCCTGGTAACCACGATACGTATTTTAAAAATACTAATGATCTTAATTCTCTAAAAGAATGTCTTGGTCATTACATGAATGAAATCCATATCATTATGGAACCAACAGTTTTAGAATACGGTTCTTTAAAAATTGCTATGTTGCCATGGATTAATAACGAAAACTATGCTGAGTCAATGAAGTTTATTACTAATTGCGAAGCTGATTGGCTTGGTGGCCACTTAGAATTAAATGGATTTGAAATGATGAGAGGCATAAAAAATTCTCATGGCATGGACCACAAAACTTTTTCTCGATTTGAAATGGTTTTAACTGGCCACTTCCATGCGGCTTCTCATCAAGATAACATTTGGTATTTAGGTAGTCAACTAGAATTTTTCTGGTCTGATGCTCATGATCCTAAGTATTTCCATATCATCGACACTGAAAGTCGTGAAGTAGAAAAAGTGTTAAATCCGTACACTTTATTTCATAAAGTCCTTTACAATGACAGCGAAATAGATTATAATAACTATAATGTATCGAATCTTGATGGCAAGTTTGTTAAAGTTGTTGTCATTAATAAGGCAGATTCGTTTGTGTTTGATAGATTTATAGATCGTATACAAAATCGCGATATACATGAACTTAAAATTGCTGAAAACTTTAGTGAGTTTATTGGTGAAAATGTTGGTGTAGACGATAATATAAATTTTGATGATACACAAGAAATTGTAGATACATATATCGATGCTGTGGATACTGATTTAGATAAAGATAGAATCAAAGTCCAGATGCGTGAACTTATGACAGAAGCACAAGCTTTAGAGATTGCATGATTAATTTTAAGACTATACGTTACAAAAACTTTCTATCATCCGGAAATGTTTTTACAGAAATAGATTTAGATAATGATAAGACAACACTTGTAGTAGGCCATAACGGCGCCGGCAAATCTACAATGCTTGATGCTATGTCATTTGGCTTATTTGGAAAAGCACACCGCAACATTAAAAAAGACCAGCTTATTAACTCAATTAACAATAAAGGATGTTTAGTTGAAGTTGAGTTTCAAGTTGGTAGTAACCAATACAAAATATGTAGAGGAATTAAACCAGCAGTATTTGAAATTTGGAAGAATAGCTCGATGATTAATCAATCATCACACGCTAAAGAGTACCAGAAGATCCTCGAACAAAACATCTTGAAACTGAATCATAAAACCTTTCATCAGGTTGTTGTACTGGGTAGCTCCTCATTTATCCCGTTCATGCAGCTGCCGGCAGGTATCAGGCGAGAAGTTATCGAGGATCTTCTGGATATTAATGTTTTCTCTAAAATGAATATTATTCTTAGAGAAAAGAATGCTGCACTTAAAGAAAATATTAAAGATGTTAATTACCAGATTGATATCGTAAAAAACAAAATCGAAACACAAACAAAATACATTCGTGATATTACAGCTCTTACAAATGAAAGTAGGAACCAATATGAATCTAAGATACATGCATCGCAGGATCTCATCGATGAATTACAGGCTAAGAATAGTGAGCTTAGCATCGGACTCGATGAATCTGTATCTGCATCCGAAGAGCGGCTACGATCTTTACAAGATAGGAAACAGGACTTACTCCTCAGAAGTCAAGATAGGCAAACGCGTCTCAGCCACGTCAGCAAGCGGATCACCTTTTTCGAAGAGAATGCGTCGTGTCCCGTATGCGACCAAGCCATTTCAGACGGCCATAAACATGAGATTTTATGCAGTACGAAAGAATCTCAGGATAGGGGGAAGGCAGCGCTCAAGCAAATCGGAGTTGAAGGCCAAGGAGTGGAATCGGAGATTAAAGAGCAGACTGGCATACTTTCAGCGCTTCGAGATAGGGTACATCAACTCACTTCCAACTCGCAAGAGATTTCGAAACTCCAACGAGATATCGCAGAATTCCAAAAGTTTTTAGATAAAGAAGTTTCGGTAGACTTGGATAAAGCTAAAGAAGATTTGTCAGTATATAATACAGACAAGAATAATATGATGGAAAATAAATTAAAGTTGTCTGACCAGTTTAGTTATAACTCTGTTATCCATGAAATGTTAAAAGATACTGGTATTAAGACTAAGATTATTAAGCAGTATTTACCGGTAATAAATAAACTCGTTAATCAGTATCTACAAGTACTTGACTTCTTCGTGCATTTTAATCTTGACGAATCGTTCCAAGAAACTATTCGGTCAAGGCATAGAGATGAGTTTACTTATGATTCATTCAGTGAAGGAGAAAAACAAAGAATTGATTTAGCACTATTGTTTACTTGGAGACAGATTGCTAAGATGAAGAACTCAGTTGCTACTAACCTGTTATTACTTGATGAAACATTTGATTCATCACTTGATCACGAAGGCGTAGAAAATCTTATTAAGATTCTATATACACTTGGCGATGATACGAATGTGTTTGTCATATCTCATAAAGGCGAGATTCTAGATGGACGATTTAGTAACAAGATAGAATTCATAAAAGAAAAAAACTTTAGTAAAATGGTGAAAAGTAGTGTACATCCGCAGCTATCTGTGGTATAATATACTAACAATTGGAATGGAAGGTTATTATGGAATTAAATGAAAACACTTTGTCTGTGTTAAAAAACTTTTCTGGTATCAATCAGAATATGTTGATCAAAGAAGGTAACACAATTAAGACTATCTCCGAAGCTCGTAATGTATTGGCTACTGCAGTAGTTGATGCTGAGTTTCCACAAAGCTTTGGCATCTATGATCTCAATGAATTCATTGGTGTCTTATCTCTAGTTGATCAACCACGACTTAAATTTGCTGAAGAGCATGTAGTCATTGGTGATTCAACTGGTAGATCTAAGGTTAAGTATTTCTTCTCACCTGAAGAAACGTTGACCGCCCCACAAAAAGATATTAACATGCCGACAGCGGATGTTAAGTTTACATTGACTAATGATACACTAAGCAAGATCAAGAGAGCAGCATCCACTCTTGGCCATAGCGAAGTGTCTATCACTGGCGAAGCTGGTGTACTCAGTCTTTCTGTGGTTGATAGCCAGAACTCAACATCCAATGCATTTTCGATCGACATTGATGGTGAGTATAATAATGAAGCAAAGTTTAATTTTATTTTGAGTATTGCTAATCTAAAAATCATTCAAGGTGATTATGATGTAGAAATATCCTCGAAGTTAATTACTCGTTTTGCTCATAAAGAAATGAACGTTCAATATTGGATTGCACTAGAAAAGACATCAACGTACGGAGTATAATATGTCAGACAATGAACCAGATAAGATGGACCACCTTATGACACTTGCTAATCAGGTGTCTCGTTCTTCGGTTGCCATCGTAGATGCCATGACTCAACGTGGCGCTTTTAAAGGCGAAGAACTATCAACCATTGGTAAGCTAAGGGATGACGCTGTACAAGTCATTCAGCTTGTTGAAACTATTCAACAAGAAAAAGCAATGGAGGATGATGAATAGTCCTTTACAAACCTGTGAAAGTGTGATATAATTATTATTTGTTATGAGGATTGTAAATGTCTATGGAATTTCTTTGGGTTGAAAAATACCGCCCACAAACTATTGCTGACACTATCTTACCAGTGTCACTTAAGAATACCTTCCAGAAGATGGTGGATACCGGTGAATTGCAGAATATGCTTTTCACTGGTACCGCCGGACTCGGTAAAACTACTGTAGCCAAAGCTCTATGTAAATCACTAGACCTTGACCACATTGTTATCAATGGTTCAGAAGAAGGTAACATTGATACACTACGAACTAAGATTAAACAGTTCGCTTCTACTGTTTCATTACAAGGTGGCTATAAAGTAGTTATACTTGATGAAGCAGATTACCTAAACCCGCAATCATTTCAGCCAGCTCTTCGTGGATTTATCGAAGAGTTCTCAAACAATTGCCGGTTTATTCTTACATGTAACTTTAAAAATAGAATCATTGAACCACTTCATTCAAGGTGTGGTGTATATGAATTCAATACTTCTAAAAAAGATATGGTTCAACTGTGCGGTGAGTTTATGGACCGCGCAGCTAGTATACTACACAAAGAACAAGTCTCCTTTGATAGTAAAGTTCTTGCTGAATTGATTATGAAGTTTGCTCCGGATTGGCGTAGAGTACTTGGTGAATTGCAAAGGCATTCATCTGGTGGTGTACCTATCGATTCAGCCATACTAAATAATCTTACTGATAAAAACTTTGATGATCTCTTTGCTCATTTGAAAAATAAAGACTTTAAAAAGATGCGTGCATGGGTTGTTAACAATATAGATACAGATGCATCAGCAATCTTTAGAGCTATCTATGACCGCATGTCAGATAAGGTATCACCACAGTCGATTCCACAAATAGTTCTTATTCTTGCTGACTATCAATATAAAAATGCTTTTGTTGCAGACCACGAACTTAATGTTGTTGCATGTCTTACGGAGGTTATGGCTAATGTCCAGTTTACCTAGATTAACACTATACACACAATCAAATTGTGTATACTGTGAAATTATGAAACACAAGCTCGATTCTTGGGGTTATCAATATGATGTAGTTAATATTCAAATGAGAACAGAAGCTAAAGGCTTCTTAAAAATAGCTGGTCATAAAACTGTGCCTCAACTCTATTGGAATAAAACTCATCTCAATAAAGTTGACACCGCAGATTTTACTAAAGATAATCTAGAAGAACAACTTGATTATGATAACTATGCTGGAGGTGTAGAATCATGGGGAAGATAATGAATGCGCTATTTGATGATCCGGGTGTAGAACAATCACCTACACAAAAACGTGCAGACATGAGTAGTTTCATATTAGCAATGCTATTTGCTTTTAGCTCTAGCTTTTTCTTTAGCGCTGGAGGTGTAATTATCATGGGTGTTTCTGTATATGCTGGTCTTCGATTCTTACAGCGCGGTGGTTACTAATGAATCCATTTGAATACCTCAATGCTATCAACGATACTAAACAAGATATTATGGTAGATGATATTGCTGAAAAAGGTTACAATCCTTTTATGATTAATCGAGGTCTATCATACTTTCATGACACTGTGCTTATGGCAAATGAAATGAATCAACATGCTCATGTGGATAACCGTTTACAATTCGACTTTTATATAAATATAGTTAGAAAGAAAAAGCGGTTCTCTAAATGGCTTAAGCCACAGACCGCAAGTGATGTGGAAGTAGTCAAGGAATATTATGGTTACAGTAATGAAAAAGCTCGCCAAGCCTTGTCCCTTCTCACACCTGAACAGATAAATGCACTCGAAAAGAAGGTGACAAAAGGTGGACGAAAATAACTTAGTTGAATGGAACCCGACCTCTATGTTAGAGGTTACCCTAAACGAACCAGATGATTTTCTAAAAGTTCGTGAAACACTTACACGTATTGGTGTAGCATCTCGTAAAGATCGTAAGCTCTTTCAGTCATGTCATATCTTGCATAAGCAAGGCAGATATTTCATTGTACATTTTAAAGAGCTCTTTTTATTGGATGGCAAAAAATCAAACTTAGAAGAGAACGATATTGCTCGGCGTAATACGATTGCTCAACTCATGTCAGATTGGGGTCTTATCTCAATTGAAGACAATACTAAAGTTGAACCACTTGCGCCAATGAGACAAATTAAAATTATTCCGTTTAAAGAAAAAACAGAATGGGAATTATGTCCAAAATATAATATTGGTAATAATAAGTAATATAAATAGATTAGGATGCCACATGATGTGGGTCCGTTTAAACCTTGCATAAGTCATGGAGGTACATATGACTGGAACATTCGCATACCCGCGAAACGCCTTTTTGGGTTTCGACCACATCTTCGATCAGCTTGAGAATATTCACAAGCATGCGAAGGATACCTATCCACCACACAATGTTGTAAAAGAAGAAGATCTTAAATATTCTTTAGAACTCGCTGTGGCTGGATTCAAACAAGAACATATTGATATTGAAGTAAAAGATCATGTCTTAACTATTGCTGGCAATAGACCAGCACGTAGAACACAAGACAAATATGTTCATAAAGGTATTAGTGCTCGAAATTGGAATAAGTCATTTAGACTGTCTGAATATACAGAAGTCACTGGAGCTGATCTAACGGATGGAATCTTGACTGTCGGACTAGAAGTAGTCCTTCCTGAAGAAAAGCGGCCTCGTAAAATTTCAATCACGAAACACGAGGAATTAACAAATGACAACTCTCGCACTAAAGAACTTAAATCTGCCTAATCCCTTTGCATGGATTGCTAGCTTTTTAAACTCAGTTAGTAATGCTATGGCTGCATCTCGACAAGTTGCTGTCAATGAAAAGATTGCTAGCCAACTTTTACATGAGTATCCTGAGCACACTTACCAAAGTTTGCTTGCAGAGCTTAATGAAAAAACTATAAGGAGCATTTACAAATGAATCCTAAAACAATCAATAGACTTTGTCAAATTTTATCAAAGAATAACGATGGAGGAAAGTAAATGAAATGGCTTAAAAAAATCTGCAGTATGCGGTTTAGCGATGCAAAAAAGGGTGGATGGCCCGGCACACATATGAGCCAACCACTAAAGTATCGTGAATCAGCTTACACATTATCAGAACTTGAGCGTAGGCTCAATGCAGAGATAAATGGATATGGTACAAGATATTAAGTTAGTATAAATAAAGGGAACAGCTTATGTTGTTCCCTTTTAACGTAGGAGGTAATATGCAAGGTCCACCACGATATTGTCAAAACTGTGGTTGTAGATGCCACTGTTTAACAACTGAATGTATGACATGCATTAATGATGTTTGTAATAGATGTGACTGTGAACAGCCTTTAAGAGATATGCCTGATAGTTTTACTAAGGAGAATACATAAAATGAATATAGATAATTTAAGAGAACAACTAAAAATTGATGAAGGAGTGAAATATGAAATCTACCTCGACCATTTGGATCTCCCTACTTTTGGCATCGGCCATCTTGTTCTTGACAGTGATGTTGAATCTGGGCAACCAGTTGGAACAGATATCTCAGAGAGTAGAGTTAACGAATGCTTCGATAAAGATGTTGAAGTCGTGTTATCAGAATGCAGGATTCTCTACCCAGACTTCGATGATCTGCCAGAAGAGGTCCAACAAATTGTAGCAAACATGATGTTCAATATGGGACGTCCACGTCTTTCTAAATTCAAAGGAATGAAACGTGGTGTAGATGCTCGTGACTGGCACAAAGCAGCAATTGAAATGGTTGATAGTGCTTGGTATCGTCAAGTGACTAATCGTGCCGATCGGCTTGTAAAAAGAATGCAGCAAGTTCGTGATTGAAGTAACAGAGGCAGCCATACAATATCTTGATAAAGTCAGGGGTGACGATCTTGTTACGCTTGGTGTCAAAGGTGGTGGCTGCTCTGGTTTCCAGTACGTATGGGATTTTAAGAAGAACTGGCCTGACGTTACATGGAGTGAGCCATACGGTGGAGCACTTGTGTTAGATCCTATGGCAGAAATGTACGTAGCCGGTTGTGTTGTTGATTATGTATCAGAGCTCGGCGGAGCTTACTTAAAAGTAGTAAATCCTAACGCAACTGCATCATGCGGCTGCGGAGAATCATTTGCTGTCTAGTGCATTTTGTTGTGTACATTTGCCTCAAATTGTTGTATAATTATATATTGAATCGGAGGTTATATGTCATCATTCTACACATCTGTAGTTCGTTATGGAAACTCAATGCTTTATCGTGGGTACGATGCTCAGAATAAGCGAGTAATAAGAAAAGAAACATTCTCACCTAAGTTCTATGTACCGGCTAAAAAGAATACTGGTTGGACTGGCTTAGACGAAGTTCCTATTGGAGCTATTGAGATGCCTACTATGCGCGAAGCGAAAGCATGGCTTGAGCAATATAAAGATGTAGGTGGCTTCAATATATATGGCACCACAAATTACATTCACCAATACATAACAGAAAAGTTTCCACGTGAAATTGAATTCAACCGTGAAGCTGTGAATGTCATGTCACTTGATATTGAAACAGATTACGACAATGGATTCCCTACTCCAGATAAAGCTGAACATCCTGTATTAGCTATCACCACTAAATCTTCAAAAGATAATGTATATCGCGTGTGGGCATGTGGTGATTACAATAAAGAAGATGCGCTTATTAAACCAATCCAATATATTAAATGCGAAGATGAGTGGGATCTATTACTTAAGTTCCTTGATTACTTTGGTAACGAATACTCATCACCTGATGTTATTACTGGTTGGAATGTAAAGTTCTTTGATATTCCGTACCTTGTTAATCGTGTTGCAAAAGTACTTGGCATCGATCAAGTCAAAAAGTTTTCACCATGGGGTATGGTAGACTATAATAAAATTACAAGAATGGGTCGTTCTGAAGAAACATATGATCTACGTGGTATTCAAACACTTGATTACTTAGATCTGTTCAAAAAGTTTGGTTACACTTATGGTCCTCAAGAATCATATAAACTTAATCATATTGCTTATGTTGTTCTTGGCGAAAAGAAACTATCATACGATGAATACGGTTCTCTTAAAAATCTGTATAAAGAAGACTTTCAAAAATACATTGACTATAACGTAAAAGATGTTCAACTCATAGAACGACTCGAAGAAAAAATGGGTCTTATTACTCTTGCTATGACTATGGCATACAAAGGTGGTGTTAATTATACTGATACGTTTGGTGTTACTTCTATATGGGAATCAATCATATATCGTAAATTGCTTTCAAATAAAGTTGTACCTCCTGTAAAGTCTAGCGATAACTTTAAGACACAGTTCGCTGGTGGCTACGTAAAAGAACCACAAATTGGCTTGCATGATTGGGTAGTTTCTTTTGATTTGAATTCTCTATATCCTAATCTTATTGTACAATATAATATGTCGCCAGAAACTTTGACTGGTAATTCTACTTATAGTGGTGTAGATTACTATATGGCTGGTAATAAAACTGATATTGATTTTGCTACTGCTGCCAACGGTTCTACTTATCGCAAAGATAAGCAAGGTGTTATTCCAACTATCATTGAAGATTACTATAGCGAACGTTCATCAATAAAGAAAATGATGCTTGCTTCTCAACAGGAATATCAAAAGAATAAAACATTCGAATTAGAAAAAGAAATTAGCCGATACGAAAATCAACAAATGGCTATTAAGATTCTTATGAATTCTCTTTATGGCGCGCTTGGTAATAAGTATTTTAGATACTTTGATTTAAGACTTGCTGAAGGTGTAACATTATCTGGCCAGTTAGCAATTCAGTGGGCTGAAAAAGCTATGAATGACGCTATGAATAAAATTCTAAAAACAGATAAAGATTATGTTATTGCAATCGATACTGATAGTTTGTATTGTAACTTTGGTCCTCTTGTATCTGAGTTAAATCCTAAAGATCCAGTTGTTTTTCTCGATAAAATCTGTAAAGAACATTTCGAACCTGTGCTAGCAAAATCATATGCTAAACTATTTCAAAATATGAATGGCTACAAAAATCGTATGGAAATGGGTAGAGAAGTAATAGCTGATCGTGGTATCTGGACTGCAAAGAAAAGATACATCCTGAACGTCCACAACTCTGAAGGTGTCCAATATGCTGAACCAAAACTTAAGATCATGGGGATTGAAGCTATCAAGTCTTCTACACCTGAGATTGTGCGTAGTAAGTTTAAAGAAGCTTTTAAGATTATCATCTCCGGAGACGAAAAGCAAACCCAAGATTTTATCCAGACGTTTAAGAATGAATTCAAAAGTCTTCCTGCCGAAAGCGTATCGTTTCCGCGTGGAGTCACGAACATTACTGAATGGAAAGATCGCAAAACGATCTACAAAAAAGGTACACCCATCCACGTAAGAGGTTCGTTGCTTTACAACAAGTATCTAAAAGAATACAAACTCGACGAGAAGTACGAACTTGTACATAATGGTGATCGCATTAAGTTCTGTTACTTACGAATGCCAAACAAGATTAAAGAAAACGTTATTGCTTTTCCTGAGCATTTGCCAATAGAGCTTGGAGTTAATCAATACATAGATTACGATATGCAATTTGACAAAACTTTTATAGATCCGCTGAGAGCTATCCTTGATGCAGTCGGATGGAGCGTTGAAGATCAAATGACCTTGGAGGAGTTTTTCGCATAATGGTACTAACTGAAGAATACAGAAAGTTTATGAATGATGTTCAGCGTAACAGGCCAGATAACTATACTAATGCAGATCCTGAAGCTGAACTATTGAAACATTATAACATGGATCCTAACCTTGCTAAGGAAATATATGATGAATGGATAAGAGAAGTTTTTGTTAATCTTCCATGGAAACCATCAGATGATTGATGATTTAGATCGTTTAAAGTTTTTAGAAGAAGAAATTGCTCTTGCTGAAAAAAAGATGGAATACAATATTGCTATGAATCCTATTATTATTTACATGCGAAAAAGACTAGCCACAGTTAAAGAGCAATTGGAATCAAGTAATGATTAAACCAGATCATGGAGTAAGCGTATCAAAAGAAGTAGTCATATATACTAATGAAGATACAGTATCGTGTATGGGCCAAGATAACGATCACCCCAAGGTTTATATAAAAGTCCCAGGAATATGTGGTTATTGTGATATTAAGTATGTACATTACGATGAAACTATGGTATAATATACAAAATGGAAAAGGATTGAATATGTCTGAGAATTGGGTACAAGATATTAATGATATGCATCGTA